ATGGCAGATAATTCAGAATCTTTTGCAACAATAGAACAAATTACCTCACGCCCTAATTTTTCTTCTGATTTAGAAATTACTGTTAAAAGTTTTCGTTCTCTTGTAGGACGCTATCATCTTAGTGAGAGTGTGAAGTGCCAGGTAAAAACCGAGCATGGGAACTGTGGTCAAAAACATCAGCATGGATATCTTGGTGTTGATGATACTGGACATGAAGGTTTAATTGGAGGCATTTGTGGGGATAAGTACTTTGGTGAGCACACGCAATATATACAGGAAAGAAATCGTATTGATGCTGAGCTTGACAGGCGTGAGAGCATAGAGAAACTAATTTCTTATAAAGATAATTTTTTAGCCTTATCTTCTACGTACGCTAATTTATTGAAAAAAACTCACAACATAAAAAATAAAATCAATTGTTTATATAAAGGCTTTCCTGACATAGTACTTACTTATCTTTATCAAGCCCAAAGAACACAAAATTGGGATTTATATATTGATGTATTGCGTCATACTCGTGGTGAAAAGGGAATGACGAGTAATTGGTATATTGAAAAACTCTGTACTTTTCCACCCTTGCCATCTCAACAAGAAATTAAAAGTTTGATAGGGAAAATTGAGAGCTTGCAATCGATTTTCAACGAGGCCTGTTCAAAAAAATTAGATGAACTTGGAACGCCAAAATTGAAAAGTTACGTGAAAAGCATTTCTGAATTTTCAGAATTAGAGTCTTCTTTTAACAAACATCACAAAAACACTGAAGACTTCATTAAAAAAGAAAACATTTTTAATCTATATTATGCCTGTGCAAATACTAAGGACAAGCATAGTACTATCAAAACAATTTTATACCTTATGAAGGATTCAAATCCAACTGAAGCATCAGTTAGGAAAAAATGTGATGAGATTGAAACTTTAACAAGAAAAAGATTTGATAATTGCGAAATCCGATACAACAAAAAAGTAATGAAGTTTAAGAAGAATAGCTTAGGTTAAGCATAAAAGCCCCTGATGGGGCTTTTTAAGTTTTCATCAACTATAACCAATAGAACTTGTAGTAATTGGACCAATGGGCTTGTATGTTCAATCACCTTGTACTCAAACGCAATAAATAATCTCGATTATAAATCTTGGTATATAGAGCGTGAATCAAAAATTTTAGATATTAAGTAAATATAATCCTCTCCACTAACAAACTCTTTAATACCTTCGATTAAGTCGAAAGCCATACAACTTGTTGGAATGAGAATATATTTTATGTCACTATAATCAAATCTTAAGCGTGAAAACTCTGATGCCCAAAGAGCTTGATTTGCTTTCGCTTTCCAGTTGGAATTATTTCTTTCTACTATCTTAACAGGTATAATATCAGGAGTAGTAATATCAGGAACGTACCGCCATTCACTTTCATTTGCGAATCGATATTTTTTATGGCGTTCCTCTCCTCTTTTTAGCTCCCCTTCGTAATTTTTCATGTAACGCATCACATTCTGAAGGTGCAAATATTTCTGTCTTTCCACTTTATGCTTATCTTTTTCGTCAATACTTAGTAATTCCTCACTCATATATCTAAGCTGTTCGTCAAAATATTGGAACATAGAACAATTTGGATTAAGATAACTTACCGGATTAAGACCTTCCTTTATGGCCCAACTTTTCTTTAAGCCTATACCATAATATCCATATTTCTTCATGTGTTCATTAAGGTTAGATAATCTAATATCACAGAAAGAAACCATTGGTATACCAAAAGTTCTCTTAGTTCCATTTGGCCCAACTATTACTTCCTTTGCATATGATGCACGAAAATATTTCGCCTTAATAATATCTAAAATAACATTATTATCATTTGTAAAATGAAAAATTGTATTAGGATACAAACTTCTTTCTTCAATACGATTATTCTTTGATGTGAGCTTCATCACCGCGTCCAGTTTTTTCATCATTTCCTGATATTAACAAAGCCGGGCACGCCAGCTCAAGTTATTTTTGAGCGAGACTGGTAATTGTTATCACTAACTTCCTCCTACCATTATCAATAGTACTTGCAGTAGTTGTCCTAATGGTACTTGGATAACCACAATACCAAAAGCATCCAGTACTGGTACTATGATCCAGTTAGAGAGAATGATTAAGGTGATCACAAAGCCAAGAGCATTACGCCAATGGAATGATACCTTTTCAATCTCTTCTTTGTTAGTTTCTATCTGCCCTACGGCATTTGTTTTTTCTACATCTGATTGAATAGTTTTTCTCTTAATGAAAAAATCCATACCCTTTGATAGTAGTTCTAGTATTACACCAATCATAATTAGTCCTTATTGTATTTGGCAAACACAAGAAACTACGCGATGACCTTTAAAGATGTGGTTGTAAGATAATAGTACCTTTACTTCTACTTGTTCTTTTAGTAGTTCAATCATCAATACATCATCTTCATTTACTTTAGGTGTTGTATGATGATGAAAACTATATACGACTAAATCGCCTTTTGTTTTATCTACCTTCTTTTTTATGAGCTTACTACCAGATAGTGCTTTATCATATGGTAATGTAACACTTACAGGTTGTATTGTCTGAAAAGAAAAATCTGTTAGTACAGAATGATCATAACATGGGAAATTTTCTAAGTTATCCATCTTACTTCCTCCAACGGTAATCAAACGTACCGCGTAATGTTCTTAATTGTTCTATTACTTGTTTCTCGGTTTCATCATAGAAATCAAACAATGGTTTTCTACCAACGGAACCATAGTAACCAATCACCCTCTTTTCACGTGCCAGTTTAGGATTACGTTTAGAGGATTTCTTGGTAGTGTCGATTAAGTACGTATTACCGTTCTTACTCTTCACCTTTTTGTATTTATTACTCTTGGTTCTTGAACGTAGTTGTGTAATGTTACCTTGCTTAGTTAACTTAGCATTAGGAAGCGGTATGATCTTACCTTCATTAAAATTCTTATACGCTGGATCAAGAATGTATTTTAGATATGATGCTTGATTTGGTAGTAGGATGATTTGGTTTACTGTTTTGAACTCACTTATCTTTCTAAAGTTAAAGTACATACTCTTTCCCGTAAATGCGACAGCACCACCCGCTACATCATTATCAATTTCTCTTTGAATGTGCTGTGTAACTATACGCATACGGCTACTTAATTCTTTTTTAAATTCTTGCCCTATCTTTGGGCTATTCTTGTTTATGAATCGCTTCATATCATTAGGGCTATTACTGTTTCTCCATGCCATATCTATTCCTTAATTTAATATTTCATATAATGATTGAAGGATTCCACGTATACGTACAGCACCTTTCCCACTCGGTAATCTTGCCTTATGCATTACGGCAAGGTTCAGATTACCCGTTTTTAGTCCTTCATTTATGATTAATGCTGTTTCTACAAAAAGTGTTTCTTTCATCGAAGGGAAAGCCCACAAGATAGTACGAGTATAATTCAACCCTTCTTCAATCTTGGAATTAACTATTTTTGAACTTGAACTGTACTCACGCCATCCATTTTCTATTGAATTATCTTTTAGTTTCTTAATGTCCTTAACTCTCTTGTACATCTGCTTACTACCTATGTAGCTTGTATTATCTTCAAATTGGAACAAGTACACGAAACCTACATAACTACCGTTAGTTAATTCTTCTTCGCTCCAATCATCGTTGTATTGCCATGCTTCCATATAAATACCTTATAAAAATTATCATAAGGTATTTATTTAATGGACATAAAAACGAGACTAATAGAATATGAGGGTTCACGAACATATCAAACACGTATGGGGTATTTTAGAAACAACAAGTATTACCCATATAAGGATAGTGAAGGGTTCTTAACCGTAGGATTCGGGCATAAAGTACTACGAGGTGAAAATTTCAATATTGGTATTACTGAGATTGAAGCACTTCGCCTACTTGATAAAGATGTTGCTATAGCAGAAAGCCAGCTAACTAAACTAAACCTAACCATTCCTAAAGATTGGCAAGACTTCATGATCATCATGATTTTTCAACTTGGTCTATCTGGAACGATGAAGTTTAAAAAGATGATTCAAGCACTTCGTGATGCCAACTACCCCGAAGCAATTAAACAAGCTAAAGATTCTCTATGGTATCGTCAGACACCTAATAGAGTTAATGCGATGATCGCACAACTAACAAACAAGTAAAAGAAAAGGGATAGTATCAGTTACGGTACTATCCCTTTTTTAGTTACTGCTTTGATTGTTCAAGAATAGTAATAATCCTTTCAAGTTTGATATCCAATTCGTGAATTTGAATTTCAAGGTTTCTCAAAGTTTCTTTCATCTTGTCTTGTTCGTCGCTTAAACGTGTAATATTACTATCTTGTACCGCAATGGTTGTTTCAAGATCAGATACACGACTTAGTAAGTCATTAGTATCTTTTGTATTGTCACGGAAGATAGTATATAACACACCCAAACCACTAATAACCAAAGCAAGAATTGTTCCCATACCCATTTAGTACTTCCCTATTTTATATTTTGGTAATAGTATTTATTACGCATTATATAAAGGTTGATCACCAGCACGGTATAAGAATGAAGACCAGTTAGCAGGAACATTAAGTGAAGCAATACCACTACGTGAAGTTGTACACATCACATAGATATAGTTCCAGTTTCCACGACCTACAGCGGGTACATATATAGAATTTAATCTGAACGATGTAGAACTACCGCCGTTACCAGCATCATAATAGAACAAGTTAGTTAAACCAATTCCATCACCGCCCATACGAATATAAAAGTATTGACGTTCATATGAGGTCAAGCTGATTGATAAATCACTATCAAAGTAACGTGAGAAATCTTCACCACGAATACGCAACGCTATATAGTGTTGGTTAGCTACAGGATCTAATGCGGCCTGACCACCTGAAACAGTACGTGAACCAAATATAAACGGTACAGGGTTGATACCCGTCGATTGAGGACGGCAAATGTCACCTACGATACGTGCGGCACTTAGAGTACCAAGAATGTTACAGTTTTCATTGATAGTAACGTTGTTAAGTACACCAGAAGTTGCCTGGATATTCCCACGTACAGTTACGTTACCAAAGTTGGCTGAACCGTTCTTGTTAATCATCCACCCGTTCGTACCATCCCAATTACTAGATTGTATCTGCTGGCTGATCTTCGCTGAGTCTATAACCCCATCCATAATATGAGCATTTCGGATTGCTGCTGTGGCGATCTTCGTGTTGTCGATTGCCGCATCCTGGATTTTCGCACGTGAAACGGAAAGGTTATTTATCATAGCCTCATTGATGCTCGCTGAAGCTATCACCGCTGAGTTGATATAAGTCTTGCCGTTCTGAACTACAAACGGATATACCCTGTCTGAGAGTTTGGCACTGTCAGTACTGATGATGCTAAAGCGATCCGCCATAACGGTAAACACTGATGTTTTTTCGTCTGCTGCTAAGGCAATACCCGTTACGTTACCGTTGTTTGATACCTGTAGCTGCCAGCGTGAACCAAGTTCATCTACGATCTGTTTCTCAACGATGCCAGTAGCCGTATCACTGTTAAGTAGGCTATCAATAACATCTTCGTTCAATTTGCTGTATGGAACCTTCGTGTTCTGGTTAAAACCGATAGTAGGCGACCATACCAATTCATCCTGTCCGAACACGTCATAGGCTGCTACTCGTGCGAACCATGAACCATCTTCAATACCAAACGATGCTGAATAGCGGTTAGCACTGCTGAAGTACTTCGAACCTGAACTAAAGCCCTCATCAAGTGCGATTTGAAGAACTACTCCCGCATAATCCGGTACGTTTGATTCTGTCCAGTCAATGAACACGGAATCATAACCACTCTTCAAATTGATACCTAACAACTGTGGATGTTGTGGGTTACTAACTTCAATCTGAACTTCTTCACTATAGATACCAGTACCCCAACCATGAGCGATGATCCCAAACACACGGTAACGGCTAAGGCCATCACTGGTATTCATTGAATATGCGTACGTCCAGTTGCTTGTAGTGGTGTAGTACGATGTGATGTAGTTCCTGTATCGGTCATACACACGTATTTCATAGTGTTTGAAGAAATCAGCAAAAGTTTTACCATTTACAGCTAAGTTATTCTGATCATCCCAACGGAAAATAAAATCTTGAGCATAAGTCTGGTTTAAACCAACATCATCATTCACCATATCAAGATTAGTAATCTTCGGCAATGCGAAAATAACTTGTGGTGTTTGATTATAGATAGCTACTAATTCCGATGAATAACCTAATGTGTTATACGCCTCAATAGCAAAATCATACTGTACACCGTATAGAAGATTTAATATCTCAAAACTCGTAGAGTACTGCCCTACGTTACCAATGTTGATCCAAACACCGGAATCACTGCGTTTATAGCGAATCTTGTAACCACGTACAGTTGTATCCTGACTAAGATCCCATGTTAACAGTACTGTATTACCTGATGCTGTAGCCCCTAAGCGTTGAGCCTGTAGATTAGTTGGCGGTTGTACGTATGTTGGGTTAGGTAGATTTGTTAATCCATCCTGTGGGAATTGTCCCGGATCTTTTCCTTGATAGATACCATCATCATACGAAATTGCTGTAATCTGAATAATACCCGCTTTATCAACAGTCATTGGTACAGTACGTTGAATTACGCGATATTTGTTATTACTAAAACCTGCTTCAGAAAAATCGATTGTAAACACATCATATACTTTCAAATCGGTTACATAGGTATTGAAAGTAATCGTGTTCGTAATGTACTTAGATTTAAGTAATTCAATATTACTGAGAATAGCAAGCTGATCTTTATCCTGTACCCAAAGATAGTTTAAATCCTTCTTGATGATATAACCATCTTTAGCAATGGATGCGTTACTAATAGCATCACTTGGATAACGGATAATATCTTGTGAATAGTCATTACCTGGGTTTGTATAAGTACAGTCCATTGTATTAAAATAATCAGACTTAGAACCCGTTGTGATATTCACGCTACCAAGAATGTTTGATTCATCAAAATGTACACTTGGAATATCTGGAGCATCTACCGTTAGATAGTACATACCATTTGATTCATACAGTACACCACCAAATGTTTGTAGAATATTTTCAATGTTTTCCTTAAATGATTTATCGTACTGAATATTACCATTTGAATAAAAATGATTATTAGCACAATAGTTAGCCATATTACGGAAACTTGTCATATCAATATCATTCGGATTCAAACCAAAACCAAATTCTGTATTAGTTATAAAATCATATAATTGGCTTGGTGGATTGCTTGAAGGTTTACGCACATTATCAGTTAAGTCATAGATCATACGTCCACGCATTTCTACCGATAGTGTATAGTTCTGGTTCGTTAGAATCCCATCAATCAATGAATCGTTGGTTTTCTTGATTACAGTACAGATCTGTACAAGCCCATCACCACGCATATTATCATTCCACTGACTGCCGCCATATTGACGGGCAAGCGTCATAGAACCACCATATGAGGCTTTACCAAAACGTACCTCAATCTGTAGGTATTTGCGGTACTTCTCTATCATCATTGATGTAGGTACTTGGCCTTCTGTGGTGATATACGCACCATCAATTAGTACCGGAGCATTATCAAAATAGATTTGCTTAATTACGCCTTGTGATTGTTCTCCTGGAACCTGACCAATTTCACCAATACTTATAGCGTGAATAGTACATAACTGGTTTGATGTACCATTGTAAACATTCTGCCAAACCACAATAGAACCTAATTTGTTATAGGCTACTTCTGTTGCGTTACGGTTAGAACCACCGTATGAAATTGGAATACCAGTACTTGGCGATGTTGATCGGGCATTATTGCTTCCCGTACTTGGGTACGATACCCCCATTTGACCTACATTCATCATCTGTGATGAGCTGATGTAAGATAGTGCTGCTGTACCAATACCTATAGCTATTACTGCTGCTAAAGCTAAACCTGCTGCGTATGCCGCTGCTGCTGCTGATGCCCCTGCGATAATAGCTACGGCTACTGCTGCTATTGCCATAGTTATTCCCCTTTGAATCTATATATTTTGTCTTTCTCATTTGGGATATATTGAGATACGATATAATTTGTTTTATCCTCGGATAAAATAATGACTTTCCCACGCCAATAAACAGTACTGTGACCTGATGAAATTATAATATCCCCATCAAGTGGTTCTGTTACTAATTGGCCTTTGTCTTTACACAATAGAAGTAAGGTAGAATAGCTACAGTTATCTTTAGCATATTTTCTACCTGCTGTTGGTGTTATGTATTTTTGAACGATTTCATCACGGTAATTACTGCCAGTGATCATATCAATTACTGTTAGCACCATGATATGACAATCATTAGTACCGTACACTAATGGTTCACCAACTAAACCACTTAGGTACTCTGTTATAAATCCATTTTTCATTATTTCTTGCTACTCTTCCAGAATTGTTCTGAACTATTTAGTATGCCAATTAGGTCAAAGAACTTATCACCAGTGTGTAATGATTGGTGTACTGAAGTACTGGATAGTAGGCGTTGCGTTTGGTCTAATTTCTTCCACAAAGAATTTAGATTTACTGTTGTTTCATTAGTGGTATTACCTGCTGTGTTGTTGAAGTCTGAACTAAAGTAATCAATGTAACCACTAAACATACGATAGGCATATAGAATGCCCCCTGTAGCTGGGTTAACTATACCCATCCAGATATTAACTTTGGCATCATTCCATAAACCACGTAACGCCATAGATAGATAATCCTGGTTTACGTTACTTACTTTCAAAGAAGTACCGTTATTGTTGATTTGGTTCTTTTCTACATAGTTAGCAAAAGATGAATCAAGGAAATCAGGTACGGACTTATAATTAATACCATTATAGTTCTGATCGGCTATAGCATCAGTTAGATATATGTTACTTCCAGTTGCTGGAAGAATATCAATCAACTTAACCATAACCCCACATTGATAGAGTTCTTTTTCTGTTAGTACGGTTTTGTTATCGCCACGTGTAAGATTCCAGTACGCGATAAGATCAGCATTAGTTAATACATTACTTGGAATTGACATAAATTAACCTCTGATGTTTTCGGTTGCGTTTATTGTCACTTCCATAATGTTTGTACTTGGCATCTGGTATGCTGCGTTTTGTGGTGTAAGAATAAATGAACCTTGAATATTGTCATATTTCATTACTTCCCCAAGTTGGATGTTTTTGATTAATCCAGGGAAGATAGTAATCACGTTGCCACTGTTGGCTATGATTCGATATAGTTTCTTGTGTCCGGTAAATTGAACTACAGTACCAACTTCAAGTGTATTAGCATTAACGGCAACTGATGTTGCCCCTGCTGCCCTTGCTGCGGTTGCCTGTACTTGTGATGCCTGAGTACCGTTATAATCTGACCACCAACCAAGAGATATATCAAACGGTCTACCTTGACCATAAAGAGCATAGAAGTTAGCAAGTTCAGCACGGTTCATCTTGTTTAGAGTTACTTTAAAACTAAGGGTGAAGTACTGCGAACCTACAACACGTGTAATAGTTTCACCTGTCCATGTCTGGTTTTGATATTGCGGTATATTGTCCGTTAACATGAACTCACTGATAAGAGCGTTATTTAACATATTATTATTCCTTTAAAAGTTAGCCCACAATCCATGCGGGCTATATGATATTTATACGTTATTCTTCTGAGATTTACGTGTTGCCTGTACAATAGTATCGGCGTGTTTATCACACATCTTTTGAAAATCAGCATCGGAAATCTGACCATTACTATTAATAATTAACGGTGCGTCAATTTTAATATCACCAGTACCACCGCTATCTTGATTGCTAAGATACTTAGTTAGATCCTGGTTCAATGATTTACCTACTACACGTTCACCTTTTTCAAGATTGTAAGTACCAGTACTTGGTAGTGAATCCCAACCATCATGGGCTTGACCCTGAATAGTTGTACCTTTGATAGTACTGACCAGTTGAGCACCCTGTGCGGCTACCTGTAGACCTGCTGCGATCCCCATAGGCCACCCAAGTTTGATAGCTTCGGATATGCCCTGCTGGATGTTGATCACTGCCTGAGCAATAGCAATACCTTTACTCACGGCAAAAGCTGCCTTAGCCGCTGCTGATGATTCACCGAACACGCCAGCCATGATAGTTCCTACATCACCCGCACCAGTAGCCCACATACCTAAAGTGTTTGATAGTGCGTCTGCGGTTAATCGCCCACGTTTGATATCGGCGTTGGCCTGAATCGCTGTTAGCTGATCCTGGTACTCCTGGAATCCAATTACTTTGGCATCGTATAGAGCTTTAGCCCCATCCTGGTTCTCTTGTTGTTCAGTACTTACTTGCTGTACCTGCGTTGGATCTGGTGAGAAGTCTAACGGGTTCTTGTACCCTAATCCCTGACTTGCTGTGTCACCTGTCCACGTCTTACCCGCTGCTGCTGCTTTGGCTTTAGCTTCTGGTGTAGCATTCGGATCACTGGCAATTGCGGCAATGTTTTGTGCTTGTTTTAAACGGTCTGTTTCAGCAAGCATTTCATCAACCATCGTTTTGTACTTAGTCGCACGGCTTTTATATTGCTGATCTAACATTGCTGTAATTTCAGTTTCACTCTTACCAGCTAATTTACCTGCTGTACTGATACGTTTTTCAATTTCATCTTGTTCATAGTTGAAACGAGTAATACGTATCTGTGCTTCGTTAGTACCGATCTGTGATAAGGTTTGTTCTAATAGTGCTTTTGCTCTTTTAGTTTGTTCATTAATCTTATCTTGTGCGGCTTGTGCTTTCTTGGCTGCTGCTTCATCTTTCTTAGCTTTATCTTCACGTGCTTTATCTTCATCGGCTGTTAGGCTTTTTCCTAACTTCACACGGTTAGCTTTATAACCTTCATCAAGTTTAGCTAAATCGGCATTCATTGCCGCTTCATCACCTTTGTAAGCACGTGCTAAAGAATCTTTAATCGTTGCTCGTAGTTGTTTGTGAGTAGCATCAAGTGTATCAATCTGTGCTTGTGTTTTCTGCTTAGCTGATAGATAAGGTTTCAACGCTGAATCAATTACGCTTTTATCTGAACCCTTGTTATATTGCTCTTGTTGTTTGGCTAAAAGATTATGTGCGGCATCAAGATTTGCTAAAAGGTTTTCAAAGGTCTTGTTATTAGCTTCTTGTTGCTTCTGCTGTTCTTCTACCATCTGAGCACCATAGATAGAAGAGTTTTTCTGAATCTGTTGTTGGTACTGTTGCTGGTATTCCTGTACGGCCTGTATACCCTGCTTACTCGTAGCTGCTGCGGCTGCTGCCACTGGCTTACTGTTTAGAATCTTGGTCATTAGATCAAGAATATCAGCAAGGCTTTTAGCAACAGGGGCAAGTGTTGAATTTCGCCACGTATCCCACGCTCTTGATAAATTATTAGTTGCCGTTCTATATTCTTCAAATTGTCGTGATTGTTCTTCTGTTAACTGAATAGTTTCATTAGCAAGGCTATTTTGATATTCCTGTTCACTGCTGAATTCTCTATATATAGTCATGCGTTTAGTAGCATCGTTAGCTACGGTTTCCATCATCTGTACAATCTGAGCCTGACTAAAGCCCATTTGTTTAGCTTGATAGTAAATCTTAGCAATAATATCTTCACCGCTTTCTGCTGCTTTCTGTAACTCAAACATATTCAATTTCAATGGTTGAATTACATCGGTTAGCATAGAACCAGCGTTATTAGTGATAGCATCGCCTAACTTGTCCTTAGCATCTTTCATCTGATCGGCTACTTGATCCATAGTTAAACCTACGGACGCAAACATATTAGCCGCCTGTTGGATCTGTACTATGCCAGTTTGTGATAGTGATGCTGCCTGAAAGACTTCAAACGCCTTTTCTGATTGTTCTTGTACGTTGGCTAATGTGGCGGCAATGGCGATACCTGCGACCCCTACCGCACCAGCGAAACCAGACATAGCTTTAGCCGTGGTTGATAGTCCGGTATTGAAACCACCGAACACCCCGCCAGCACGATCCCCAAAATCACCTATATCATTTGCTGCGTTTTTTAATGATTTTTGTAGTCCAGATTCATCACCTGTGATTTCAAATATCATTGATTGTTTATTATTGTTTGCCATTTGGCTTTACTCCCATCCAATTAAGCATGTTTGCTTTTTGTTGATCTGCGATCTTCTTCTCCCTTTCTGCGTGTTGTTCAGCTAAGGTTTTATTTGAAATGATGTTCAATGAATCGAGTTCATAGATACTAAATTTCGGTATATCTTCTTTCTTGATATTGCCAGTACTTAACCATATTGCCTGTAATAGTTCTGTATGCCTGATTTGTTCAATTTGTGATGAATCAGGATCAACCGATTCTTTGAATATTAATAGGTAGAAGAAAAGCAAAACGGGCATAGTGTAGAGATCATCCACACTACACCCGCTGTTATACAATAAAGATAGTGATAGTCTGAGAATCGGATCGCGTCTTACTTTGCCTCTACATCCTCAACATTAAAGGATTTGGCAAACACTTTACCGATCTCGGCATTTAGTTTTAGTTGTACTGTTAAATCAACATTCTGTTCAACTTGTTCAGGTGAATCAAAAATCTGTTTACCACTTTCATCAACCACACAATAGAAGATCGCTTTATATGGATCTGAAACTTCTGCGTGTTGAGTAATCGAAGGTAGTTTGATATATACGGTACATTCTGGTGTTAGTTCTACTGGTGTTAACTTCACACCAATAGCTGTCATAAGATTAGTAAAATCCATTTAGCTTTATCCTTGTTAGTTGGTTTGTAGTATTTAGTACTTAACGATATTAAGAACCAGTAACTTCACCAACCGCAATTGGAGCACCAGTAACAGAAACTACGAAATCACGAGTTACCACACCATCAAAATCACCGTTAACTACATCTGAACTTACATAACCGTTTACGATGCTGTAATAAGCCGCACCATCTTGATCATCAATGTTCTGGAAATAAGTTACTTTAACTTGAATTAGGGTTTGTGCTGCTGCGGCTGCCGCAAGCATTTCTTGACCTACAGCACCTGGTTTCCAGTTAACAGTTAGAGTTAGATCCGGTACTGAACGAGAACCAAGCAATTTCTTAGCGTATTGTTGACCGAAAGTGTTTACACTAACTACGTTAGATTCAGCACCTGCCGCTGATGGAAAAGCACCAACTTCTTCAACAACAGTAAAGGTAGTTGCCTGACCACCACCAGTAGGAGCAGTTGCGATTTCCACTTTGACATTATTGCCTACAAAAATAGAATTAAAAGCCATGTTTAATATTCCTTTATATATTTGGGGCATCATTCCTTGATACCCCTTCTGTTTATTTATATATGTTGGTTGTAGTACTTCATGTAAAGTGCTAAACCTCTTAGTAGTTCACCTGTATAGAATCCAAAGAACATTGAATTGTTCTGTGGTGTTGTAGGTGTTCCACTTCTGATAGCTGATGACCAACCACCATTCATTACGTGATTAGCTGAAACTACGTTATAGTTCTGTTGAATTTCCGCGAATAGTAAATCAAGTAATTCGTGATCTGGATAACCTGCTATTGCCATCATTGAAGCACCAGCAAGCCATAAACCAGACATATGACCTGTAAAACCATCATAGATAACTTCACCATCATCTTTAAATCGTGTTGGTGCGTGACCATCATTATTTTTCATGAACCACTTCAAGTAATTCATCCAGTTCTTACAGTACGTAATAATGTTCTGCGGAATAGCAGAATCACCACGTTGATATAGTTCATGGACTACATCACAACCACCAAAGAACGCACGAGGTTCATAACCTGACCATGCTTCTTCATACCAGTGCTGCATAATGAATTGATCCGGTTGTCCATCAGGTGAATATGCTAATGCGTCCTGACGGTTCCATACATAAGCCTGAGCACATGGACCAGGTAAAGTAGGATGGAATTTATTAGTAAACCAATCTTGAGCATCACATAAGAACTTAATACTATTATTTAGTCTGGTTTGATCAATTGTAGTACCTTTGAAACACCATATAGCGGGTAGTTGATAACCTGGATATGGTAGACCACGCCAACCGGAATACAGTTGAGCATATGGATCTGTGATGTTACTAAATGGTATTAGTCCGGGAGTATATGACAAACTATCAAGCATGTAATTACGAATTACACAATCACCTAAACGTGCTGTATATCCACTACTGGTACTATCGTTGAAAGTTAGAGAAACCAGTACTGAATAATCCCCTGTACCACCATCATTATAAAGTGCTGGCAAATCGTTAACACAATACCAGTCAATACGCCCTGAGACACCATCAACCGGATCGGTATCAAGTAATAGTGTAAACTCTTCACGTCCTGTTAGTGTTGGTTGTCCTGGTTGTTCATCACCTTCTTCATGATCCGGTTGATAAGAACTCAATTTAAAATCCAGTACATTAAACGTTTGTGTTACCCATGCCCCGTTGCTTGCTGGTAGCATAGCCCACCAACGCCAACCGAGATCATCAATAATACGAATGTTAAAATCATCAACATATGTTCTATATGTAAAGGTGTTTAAGTCCTGTGTTTCATCATCAAAGATCCAGAAACCAACTGTAGAACTACCGTTAGAATCCATAGTAGTAGAAATCACGTTGTCATAGTACGTTCCAGCGATACTGGAAACATATTGAAGTGAAGTTACTGTATTATCCCCATAATCGGAAATCATACGCATATCCGCTGTTAAGTACTGTCCACCATCAGGTTTAGCAATTCTGGTAAAGTGGTTCATTGGGATATCCATAGATATAATACTATTATCAGTATTAGTAACAGGTAAACCACAGCGGTATTTTATAGCACCATCTTCAGTTTTAGTTTTATTAACTGTCATTGCTACAGCAAGGCTTAGCGGTTTGCCAGTTGTATCAACACCACTATATTCAACATGGAATGATGAACTATTATTAAACTTGAACCATATAGATTGTTGTTCAAGTGTTGTTTGTGCTGAGGCACTTTGATTAATGACAATATAGCCATCTGAATCACGTGAATATGATGCTACTTGATCACTTGGATAGAAATAATCGTATGAGATACCATCTGTAAAAGGCGTTAAAGCAATAGCACTCTTACGAAAGAACATATCAAATTTATCAATATCAGAATAACCAGTACAAGTAATTAGTGAGTTCTGCCATGCTAAGTAATAGATACGTTCGCCTGTAATATCCCATAGTAGTTTACATGCCTGACAGAACCACAATTCAGCATCTGATGCGTTATCAGAGAAATCAAGCGTACCATAGTTATCAATAGGTACGTTTACTGGCCTGTTGTGCCAACGCTCATTACGTCCCATGAGATAACCCCCCTCTGATACAGGGTTTTTAGTTGCGTAGTTGAATCGGTAATTACCGTTGATGGAAGTATCCTTGAGCTGGACTGTACCGATCTGGCTTGTTAGCCCTTCTTCCAGTACATCACCATTGCTATCTACCTTTCGGCCTGTACGGTCAACAATCCAATCAACATCATAGGTAGGGGCTTTAGTATCCCAATCAATGCTATCTTCACTGGCTAACCATGCGTAGGCAGTTGCGTTAACCTGGTTCCAACCAAGACCCGCCCTTTCTGGAAAGGCAAACCATACCGCATCGAGGTATTCACCGTAGTTAGGTGAACCATGAGGTATCTGTGTTTGTCCGTTCGTCCATGTGAACAAGACGCCCTTGAACCCGCCATGAGTTGGATACTCTGGATCTAATGGGTAATGTGCCAGTACTGGAGCTTTGCCATTACAGATCCAATTACAACGTAATGAACCATTAGGTGGATCGGGAAACGCTACCCCACGAAAGAACGCCAAATGATAGGCGTTGAAAAAGTCTTTAGCACGTTGTAGATAGTACGGTTCTTTGGTTGCCTGATACGCATAGATAGCACCAAGAATTGCTAAGGATTGTCCTTCTGTGGTTGCGTCACCGTCCGGTTGTGCCTCCCAGCCTGTTTCCGCTATAAAGTGCCTGTTGTTTGCTAAAACGTTTTGTGGGTTTAGTACAAAATGATCTGTTTTATTGTCATTAACTAAACCCGTATTACGTTCTAAAAATTTCCAATGCCCTTCAATCATCTGTTGAGCATTGCTGATATTTTGTTTTCTTATCATTCTTGTAGATCCGCCATTAGTAAGGAGCCGTACCAGGTACTCCCCCCATCGACAGTTAAGAATTGAATCACATCAATTGAGTTCTGAGTAAAGGTTAATACTGGTTCACGACCATAAGACCAAATAACATTAGAAGGCCATGAAATTTTATTTGCCCCTGTTCCCTGTGTTAAACACATAGTAATAGTTTGGCTATTTAAGTTGCTTCCACTGCCATTGATTACACTTAGTTGTGTTACTGCTGCGGTTAGTGTTGCTTTGAATACACGTTTACCATCAGACATATCAAGTTCTAAAGTATCTTCTACGTTATTTATTGTTAGAAGGTCTTGAGTGATAGTAACTTTGGTATCAATGTTCGCTTGTAGTGCGGCATCTTTAGCATCAATTTGTGCTTTTGAATACGTTCCAACATCGTTATAGTTCAAGGTTACGTTACTATTAAGAGCATAACCGTTAATTGTAGTCATACGTAACGCAAACAATCCGTTACTTTCAGTACGGGAATATACATCACTAATATCTGCTGCTACCAATTGAATGTTAGTACCAGATAATGGCTTGTTATTGATTAAGAACGTCTTAGGCACATAAGTACTATTACTAAATGCCAATGATGCCATATCAGTTAGTTGTGTTGCCGTTAATGTAATATTAGAACTTAATGGTAATCCATTAACAGTAACCGTTTTAGCAACAAAGGTATTATTAACCTGAGTCTGTGAATACACATCAAGAATATCTGCGGCTACTAAGTTCAACGCCGTTCCTGATAATGCGTGTCCGTTTAACTGGAATAATTTCGGAACTATGTTTGAATCAATGTAGGTCTTAGAGTAAACATCACTAATATCTGCTGCCACTAAAGTAATGTTGGCTGTAAGTGCTTTACCATTGACAGTACGTGTGATTGGTACGTAGTTACTGAGATCTGTAGCGGCTGCCGCACCAAGTTCTGTTAACGTTGGTTTATCGGCACTGGTGTAGACCTTGTACCATGCCCCGTTACTTGCTGTAGAGAAGTTACGGATGTTCAGTACTGGCGTACCAGTTTTGTTCATTACTAATTGAGTACCGTTAGAACCATCAAGGTTAGTGATACCCAACATATCAACACCTGTTGGTGCGTTGGCTGCTGCGATCTTAACGAATGAGTTACCATCACGGCCTTGATAGCTTGGGAACTCGTTACCGTTCGAACCAACGCCCCAATCACCACGATAAAGTTCAACTACAGATTCATCAAGAATACCTGCTGACACCTGGTTTTCTGGTGTGAATACGTATGAGCGGGTAACAACCTGATCCATATCTGACGTATCTGATACGCTGGATAAGTACCCGTTATAAAGCACATAGTTTACGGTTGTATCGTTTGAACCTTCATCAAGCATTTCTACTTTGACTTGTACTAACTGCTGAGAATCAACAGCAGAATCAAGTACGGCGTTTTCACCTGGAACGTAGTTAACTTGAATAGTCATATCACCATATGAACTATCACCCGCTACTTTAGAGGTGTAAGTACTATCATATGTTTCTACAGTTGAAACAGAAGTTGATTCACTAAAACTTGGAAACGCTGAAAGGTTTTCAACTTGAACAAAAGTACGGGCATTTGGATCAACGTTGGTTGTATCGGTATTAATCCATACTGTAGTTAGATTCCCTAAAAATGTTTGAGCCATAATTATTCCCCATAGCTAAAAGATAGTGTTTGCGTGTGAACATATGCGGTTTCCGTGGCTTCGGCTTGGGAAGTCATTAGACTATCTTCAATTCGGATATTGAATAATGGCATTGGAAGTTGCTGGTTTAGTTCATCAAAGAAACCAGATGTATAAAGTGCTTCAAGAATCTTTTCTATTTCATCCGAAGCACCTTTATATGATTGTCCAACAGCTACAAACTCAACTCGAAATTCACATAAATTTCTAATAGTTGATGGTACGATTTGATTGTTTACAATTTGATTTGCTTTGGCTATCTGTGTACGTTGTACTGAAGAATCACCAATATAAACCATTGTAGTATCATCTACTGTTGCTTTTGATGGATATAGTAGATTAACAATTACTGCTAATTTATTAATCAAATACTTTCTTATTGTATAGTCTGCCGTGAACATATTATATTTCCTCTTCTAAATCGATCTTGCGAATATAGTGATAGTTAGAGATACCGCTTGTATCATCCTCTATTCTATTTACTAGGTATTCGGTGTTATCAATTGTGAAGGTACTATTTAGTTTAATTCCTGACTTGGCACTAAAATATGTTACGGTAGTTTGACTATCATCGAAAAAAAGCTCGTCTTGTTCAAAAATTGCGGTAATCGTTATTGATACACCATCTTGAACAATGACGAGCTTTTCACCAAAAGCATTTAATAGATACTCTATTTGCGAGTTACTAAGAAATGCTCTCATTTGTCATACCTGTATTAAGCTAGGTTTAGTACTAGGAATGCTTCATCGTGTGCTAGAGCATGAGATTGGAAGCTGAAAGTACGTAGAACAATACCCATAGAGTTACGTTGAGTTGTATCATCGCGATCCATAGTTACTGAACCCCATTGAGCCATGATGATATTTGACCAATCGCCAAACACAATAGCACCAGCGGCAACTTGAGTAGATTCAATAATACGTACTGAATCAGCTAGAATACCGTCACCCATATAGCCTTGTAGCAAGTACTTAGCAGCGGTGTTAGAACCATCTAGAGTAGTACGCAATACAGCAGCGGTAGTAGGGTGTACAATCGCAACTACGTTTTCAACACGGACATTAGCAGCAGCTAGATTAGCTAGAGCACTAATAACATCGGTTTTGGTTAGAGCAGCAGTTAGGGTTACTTCTGGAGCCTTAGCAACAACATCAGCAAGAATTAGACGTTCTAGTTTTAGAGCAGCACCCTTAACCATCGCATCTTGAATATACTGTTCAGCAGTACTAGCAGATTTAATTAGAGTACGAGTTAGTTCAACAGAACCGGTAAAGATTTCTGGCTTTAGAGTGATCTTCTCAAAAGCGGCGTTATAAGATGGTGATGGAGCACCTTCAGTAACATAACCGAAGTTATCAGTGAAATCAGCAGATAGTTTAGGTAGAACTAGATTACCTTCACCTTCTAGATTTGCGAATACTTGTACAGGTAGAGTAGCAAATACTGACTGAGCACGTAGCACATCAATATAAGAATCTGCGTATACTTCTTTAACTAGAGCAGCACCGCCAACAGTAGTAGAAGTACGGACGAAATCACCCGCAGGGATTTCAGTTTTACCAGCAAAATTACCTTCACTTAGTGAACGAATTAGGCCATTTAATACGGATTTTTCCATTTTGATTTCCTTATCATGATTAGGATTTGTTTTTGTATTTAGTGTGCGTTTGAAGTCCTCAACTGAAATTCCATTTTCAATTGCTTCAGACACATCAATATTTAGAACTACGCCGATTGATTCCAATTCACGTTTACGTTCCACTTCTTCTGTAGAATCTTCTACTTCAGAATCATCAGTACTTTCTTGTACTTCTTCGCGTTGTTCTTCAACGTCGCTTTTATTTATCATTTGTTCAAGCAAGTCTGGACGATTAGCCATTAGTGCTAATAGTTCTTCATCGCTCATACGTACTTCTTCTTCAGATTCTTCTACTTCTTCTTGTTCAGTAATTTCTTCTTCAGATTCAACTTCAGTACTAACTACTTCTGATTCATCTTTGATTTCAGGTTCAGTACTTTCAATTTCGTTTTCATCTTCCATGATCATATCCTTCTGGTTGTCATCATTGTTATTTATCAATGAACGACCAACACCAGCCGATACATCAGCAGGTACAGTTACCAGTGATATTTCATATGGGGTGAAATGAGTTACATAGATAATGTTTCCTTCAATACTGTAATCATTAACTGTGTAACCAAAACTAATATGTGTTAATACACCTTCATTGATTTGTTCCCATTCTTTTTCCGAAGCATTGGAAATCTGTAATACAGCACGGCCTACCTTGTCTGAATCAATACGTGCTGCTAGTACTTTGCCAATCAAATGATCTCGGTCATGATTGAAAAGTACTGCCCCTGAATTGTTCAAACGTGAAAGGTCTACATTTTCTGGATTACATAGAAGTACTTCGTTATATAACTTTCCTTCTATTTCACGTGCTACGGGAGTTTCAGAACAAAAAGCAACTTCAACGGTACGATTATCAGAATTAATCGCCGCTGGTAGGGTTAGCTCCCTCGTCTGGTTTTTGATTTTCATCTAGAACTTCCTTGTTCATATTTTTCTCATTCTCTATTTCTTGAAGTACAACACGTGGATCACCGCCCATTTCACTAATTACCTGTGTACGGGATTTCAAACCAGCATCAATAGCAGCTACTTCACATTGAATATCCTTCAATGGATCAAGTGAAATAGGTTTAGTAGGGATATAACGAGCACATACAAGATCATCGAAATCAGAAAAACTTAATTTCAACTTACTATTATTTAGCATTTCATTCTTTAACCAAGCTGTATAAATTGGCTTGAGTACTTTATTTATGAGTACATTAGTTCGAGTACTGAAAGTTGTAGCTTGTAGGCGTTCGGCAAGTTTCGCAGCACTAAATGACGCATCAGCAGTACTTCCCATTAGAGATTGCTTAGTGACGTTTAAGCCCATCGAAATATTATCAAATAGTACATCTGTGAATTCTGCTATGCCGTCAACACCATTACGAGGATCAACCGATTTAACATCTTGATTAGCATTTAATTCAAAGATAGCACCAGGTTCTAAGTACTCGTTATAAATCGCTGTATCTTGTTCACCTTCATTTAGTGCCAATTCATTATTATTTCCATTATTAGTAATGAAAGTTGTAACGCTGGCTGAGATACGCTTCGCCAAAAGTGCCGCTTCCTGGAAGTTCTTTAGGTCTGCTAATACTTTAGTACTGGCAATTAGATCCGGTATGCCGCGTTCCTGTGTGGCATCATCCATAACAAAGTAATGTAGGATTTCACTTGCTGGTACAACTTCATAACTAGTAGCATCATATGTATATGTTACTGGATTATATTTAGCGAAATAGTAGTTTACAGGTTGACGATACTTGTTATATTCAATCCCATTACTGATATATCCATATGCCAGTACTGCGTTATTCAATTGAGTCAATCTAGCAGAATCAATAATTTCAATTTTGATTGAGCGGTTGAAGTTATGAATACGTACAAACGCTTCACCATCACGGCAACGATGTTTTTCTAGTACTTGTGCGAATAGATCAAAAGTCATTGATCCATCAATAGAGAATTTATTAGCATCATAAGCCCAACGATCAAATAGTTTTTCTAGTTGTTGGTTAATGGTATGTTTGGTTTCTTCATCAGTATCAATATCTACTGATGGTTTTACATAGATACCATTACTGCCTACAACACCATCTACAGAAAGCATCATGTACTTACGTGCGATTGGGTTTACTAGTGTTGCGTCACGTGATTGATTACGCCATTCTGATAAATGCCATTTAAGGATATTATTAATACTTACTGAGTTAGTACCGACACCAAAGCCGAAAGCATTCACACCATTACTAGTTGTACGAATCTGGTTTAAATCACGTTGTAATGTTTTACCAACATGTTCACGTACTTCATTAGTTTTCTGTACTGGTTTTGGTTGTTCTGGTTGTTTTTTCTTAAACCACATTAGCGAGTACCCCAACGATTTGGATAGTTAGGATCTCGGAATACAGTCATACTCTTAAATGGTTTACTTGAACCAGATGTAGGTTGACCATTCATTTTAGCCCATAGAGAATTAGCACGTTCAATATAACGAGCACGGATTGCTTCTAAGTTTGCTAATGACTCACTAACTAGAGTTTTATTATTAATTGTAATGCTGTAGTTAGCACCACCTTGTATTTTTGCTTCAATTACCGCTTCGATCTCTTCAATCATCTTACGAATACGTGCGTATTCTTCAGTATGTTTTGTTGGATTGATTATTTCACATTGGGAAGTACTAGCAATGCCATTAGTAATAGTTGTACAGAATAGCTTTTCTGAAGCAACGTTAGTTTCAAAGGTGATAGTAAATGAACCTTCACTATCACTATTACTGTTATCTAATGTAATTGAATTACCAGCACTGACATATGAAATAACGAAAAGTGTTTTAGCAGGAATTGTTACAAGATAATCATATGGGTTTGAAACCATATAAATCTTTTCTGGTAAAATTGCCATTGGATATCCTTATCATTTTACGTTTTTCCAAACCAGTTTGAACCAACACCAGTACGCCTAGAACGTCTGGTACTTTGGGTAGGTTGTGATTCTTCTGGTTTATTTATCTTTTGTGGTAATGATTTGGCTTTATGTTCACGTAGTTTTCTAAACGGTTGCGTACCTAATTGTGATTGGGAATATACGATTGCGATCATTCCATAGACCAGACAATCTAGAGCCTCGTTTCTCTTCTGCCCTTTCTTTAGTCGCCATACTAATTTACCACCAGCAGGTTTTAGTTCTTCAGAGGATAATTGTTCAAAGTAATCTGATGGTAGAGTACTGGAAAAGCGTAATTGAATTGGTGAGTTCTCTGCTTCAGTACTGAGCATCAAGTTTAAAAGTTTACGAATAGTATTCTTTTGTTCATGAACATTTAGGATCTGTAGTTTATATCCGGCTTGTGTACTCTGTTTGAATAGGTCACTTGTAGTACTGCTAGAACCCTTAATAGGATGATACTTAGCCCAACGTGCGGTAAACTTCTTAACTGTATCTGTAGCGTTACCGTTCGAACTATCCACGAATACAGCAAGTGTAGGTACTATGCGACCGTCAACACTTCGGAAATCTTGACGGCAAAACTGATCTAAATCCTTCCATGCCTGTGATTCGATTTTAGTACAATCATGTCCATAGAAAAATTCATGACCAAGTACATAAATGTTCTTTTCATCAAATCCTAAAATACTGGCCTCGCACCTATCCAATTGTTGATCGACGCTTATACAAATTCCGAGTGTTGATTCTGGTATTCTATGTAGATTAAATTCATCTTCACGTAATGATTCCAATCGAAGTATATCTAGTTCTTTTGCGTATTCATCTTCATAGGGTAATCCCAATTCATTATTATAAAATGTTTGAAGATTGAAATTATAAAGAGCATCGGCAAACTTACTAACCATTTCTGAAATAGTATTCAATGGGGAATACATACGCGAAATCTGATAGCCTACTACACCCGGATCACCATCAGTACTAGTAGCTATCCATCGACCGTTATCGATCATTTGGTGGCGTGTATGCTCGTCTATCTCTTCCTGACAATGAGGACAAATTAAACGGGTAGTTGTACTGTCTGGTATTGCTCTACCATTCTCAAGTTGTTTGAATTCAAATGCTACTTGTTCCCATTCAAAAGTATATTCATGACCGCAAGTGTGAGTAACAAACCAACGGCGTTTATCAGAGAGGTTATATTCACTGTTAATTAGATCATCTTTATATAATGGTGTACTTGAAATAACAACCAGAGCATCATCACCGAAAGTACTAGTACGTGCTTCTGCTAGTTTTATTGGTGAACCTTCTTCTGTAATAGAAACATTACTCACCTCATCCAATAGAACTACACGACATGTAATACCGCGTAGGTTTCCTGGTGTATTGAGGTTTAGCCAGTACACAAAAGTACCGTTTATCATTTGTGTTTGCTTCGCGTTGTTCGCGGCGTTCTTATCGTTCTTATCTGTAACTAATGGGCTTAGTACCTCACTGGTTTCAATAGCTGGTAGAAATTTACCATCCTTGAATTTCTTCACTTCAGATTCAGAAGAACTACCAAAAGCAAAATTACATGGATCATTTGCCATTAGGTTAAATGCTATTGATTGTAAAACAGTGGTTTTCAAAAGCTGACTACATGACTGTAGAATGATCTTTTTAGTACTTCTATGTTGTGCTATATCCATTGGTTCGCGTTGAAAGGAAAACGGAACCCAATCAAGCCCCATATTCGGCCCGTCAACAAACTTAACTACACCATTACTGATCCATTGGCTTGTTTTCTGTATCTTCGGTGGCTGTATCGTCGGCAGTACTTTCATTAGTACTTGCGTTAATTTCTTCTTGTTCGTTTCCATCTTCTAATATTTCTTCATCCGTGGGTAGTTCAAATTCCATGCTTCCTAGCTGGAATAAAGTACTATCAATATGTTGTTTTAATATATCTCGTAAATCCTTTGCGTCTGTCTGTGCGAATAACTCTAAGTATGTTTTACTTGGGATTGCCCTCATTGCGGTTTTAACTTGAAATAGATATTCAGTTAGTACTTGTTCAAGATATTCAGTACTAACTACCGTTCCATGTTTCACCTGTAATTCAAGTTCAGATAATGCCGCTTCTGCTTTTAGTTTACGTAGGCGTTCTTGATCTATTTGTTCGCGGGTATCGGTATTTCGTAATGGTAGAATTACATTCTGTACTATCCATGCTCGTGTATCAGCTTCTTCAGTACCTTCACCAATTGGCATACCCTGTGCTTTCCATTCCCGTACTGTTGATTCGTTGTACCCGTACTGTTTCGCAAGCTGATTCATGCTAATGTTCTTATTCATTTGTATAACGTTTCGCCTCTTTATTATTTTTTCACATATATTTAAAACAAGGTGCGTCGAAATCTACGCGGTGTTTTAAGGTTCAAAGAGAACCTATTTTGTTTATTTACCATTTTTGGTGATTGAAATATTTCAGTACTTCATGATAATCTTTTCGATCTACACACATACGAGGTTAGTTTTATGCTGGCTGCGATCTTAAAGTTCTTTGAGTTGTTCACAAAGTTGCCAAAGTCTGTTCAAGAGCAAATCATCAACGCTATTATTCTTACTTTGACATTGGGTTTTAAACGTTTTTTTAAAAAGAAAAAAGAAGAAGATTTACGGAAAGCTACTGAAGAAGCAGTAACACCACAACAATGGAATACCACGGCGGTTGCTGTGAGTAATCTCATGCCTTCTCTTTACTCTCAAAAGAAAAAAGAAGAATTTGCTAACTCAGTTGTTGATTTAATTAGAAGCAATTCATTCATCAAAGAACTTAGTTCTCGCATCGAAAAGATTAATGCTAATGATGAAGAAACTTATGTTGCTTTGTGCTCTATCGAAACTAAAAAGCTTATCATTGAAATGCTTGAAAAGAACACCAAGTAAATGATAACCATTGATTCCAGAATGACAATTTTATAGTTCTTTTTATGGCAAGGAATGAATATGAATCTACAAGCAAGTCTGTTTATAGCCGCAGCAATAGCTATAGCTGCCTATCAATGGGTTAAGCATAAAGGTACGAAAAAGAATTGGGAAAAAGGTAGTATTATTTTTGTAGGCTTATTACTTGCAATACCTGTATTTTTTGTTTCCTCTATTGCAATTTTTGGTATGTGGGGGCAGGAAGGTCAAGCAAAAGAAGATGCTCAACTGGCAGCACGTAAAGCGGATGAAGATAAAAACCCGATTGGCTACGCAAAAAATCACCATAATCCTGTTTATGAATGTCAGCGAGCTATCGAGAAA